AACATCTTAAACATACGAGTATCAAATTCATTTAACTTACACCATTGTTGTAACTGCTTAGATAACAAGTCCATCTCATGTGGAGTAGGCTCATCTCTAAACTCAAAGTTAAATGGTGTATGATTGTGATCATTCTTTTGTGTGCTGAATTCTGCAATGATATCTAAACAAGCATTGATCTCAGCATCGACATCCATCATCTCATACTGATTGTATCTTTCTATTCTGTTAGGATGTCCTGTGTAAACTTCAGGAAGTCTACTCATGTAATTCTTGTAACCGAAGTCAGTGTTTGAGTAACCTTCTTCTGAAGCACCTACGCCGTTCCAAGACCCAGGATTACTGTTGCCTCCCGATATCGGACTTGATACTCCGCTCTTGTTTAAAAATTTCTTTGTATATGCCATGTGGTATAGGTTCTCTTTATATTATATATTTAGTTAAACTGCCGAGTTGATTGCAATTTTTTGGGTACCATCTGCGGTCTCTATAGATGCATTTTCAATTCTAGCAAGTCTCTCATTCTGCTTTTCTAGTGCGGCTAGACTACGTTTTTCAAATTCAGTCATTTCTCCACCACCAGTATCAGTTTGGGCAAGTTGACTATCGGACTGTACTTCAGCACTAGGTTCTTCTTCAGTTGGTTCTGGAGTAATATCAACAACGGGCATAGTTCCAGGTGATCCTGCATCTATTTCAGCCATCATCTCAGCAAAGTTAGCATCCAACTTTGCTTGTAATTGTGCTTCCCATTCTTGAGGAGCGGCCATTGCTCTAAGGGCTTCTTCTTCGGTTTCAAAGTGTCTTCTTTCCATTTCAGGTGCTTCACCTGTTAATGGATCTAATGAACCAAATTGACCATGAGCAATATATCCACCTCTCACCATGTCTCTTGTGACCGTGTCTCCTAGAGTTCCACCAAAACCATTATCCATATTTCTTAATTCATCTAGTGGATCTACTGCTTTTTTAATTGCAGGTGATTCTATAAGAGTTGCTACTTTAGATGAAGAAACTTGAACTTCTTTTAAAATATCATCTATAGGGACAGATTCTGCTGTAGTTGTGATTTCTTCTAATGCAGGGGTACTAATGGCTTTCCCTGCATCTGCTATCATATTTTCAACAACGTCTGTTGTTGCTAATAATTGTTCTGTATCAACTACTCCTGGAATAGGTGCGCCGCTTCCTGTTTCTTTTAATGCATTAGCAACAACTTCAGGTGTAATTTGTTCTGTAACAGTTTCTTCTTTTGCTTGTGCGAGTGCAAGTTGTTCTGCTTGTTTTTCTGCATTTCTTTTTTCTTCTGCTTTTATATCTGCCTCAAATATTTTGGCTAGATTTTCAGGAGACATATCTAATGTTCTGCCACCTACTTCTTCTTCTTTTACTTCTGCTACTTCTTTTTCTTTTTCTTTTACTTCGTCTTTTTCGGCGTTTGCTTTCATCAAATCTAACTGTTTCTGCACTAATGCCGTGTCTGCTTCACTTAAATCATTATCATATAGCATAGCCTCAAGCATTTCTTGTGAGAGAGTACCATCGTCTCTCATTTGGGCAAGCATTTCAAAGTTTACTTCACTATTACCAAGCAAGTCTTTGTCATATAGACCTATCTTCTGTATTTCCTCGTAATTGTCATTATATGCTTTTTCTAAACGTGTTGCTTCTTCTTCTTGTAATCGTGTTTGTTCCTTAATAGCATCTCTGATCTCATTATATTTTTCTTTTTCTTCATCAGTCATTAAAGCATATTCAGCATCACTAGCATTATACATTTCTAAGTCTTCTGGACTTAGATAGTTTTCTGCTATTGCACTTCCTGCTGAAGATCCGCCCCATGCTCCTAAGGCTCCGCCGATAATACCACCAATTGCTGTTCCAATGATTGGAATAAACGAACCTATGGCTGCACCTGCGGCCGCACCTGCAATGGCTCCACCAGTACCGCCGATTGCTGTACCGGCCCCCTTTCTGTTGGCTTGTTTAGTGTCTATTTCGTGCTGTTTTTTAGCACGATATATTTCTGCTACTGATGAGTCTTCGGCGTCTGTTACTTGGGCTAGTTGTGCATCTGCTTCATCTCGTCCTGCACTTGCTTCTGATACTCCACTATAAATAGACATTCCTGCGGCTAGTGGTACGGCTAATCTACTAACACCTTTTGATAAGAAGTTGCCGGCCGCTCTTAACCCTCTTGCTCGTTTACCGCCACCGTTACCGCCGCCGGTGAACATGTCTAACATGCCACTTCCTGCTCCTGAACCAGCCATGCCATATAATGCAGTTGTAGCGGTTCCTAATGCTATTGTAAAACCGCCTAGTGCAATAGTGCCTAATCCTAATCCACCTGTAAACGGATTAATCGAATTTAAAAACTCATCTGCGGCTGTTCTAACATTAGTTTCAAATACTTGTAGTTCAGCGGCCAAATCTTTTTGTGTATCTACGCCTTCTTGTGTAGCCTCTGATACTTTATCAAAACTTTCTAATACTCTATTCGTAGCCTGATCTTGGCTATCAAAAAGTCTGGCTGTATCTGTTGTTCTTTCGTTAATACCTACTGCGGCGCCGATCTCACTTGCGTTAGCGGCAAGTTCCATAGACTTACCGAACCTATCTACGTTTCGTCTAACACCACCTACGAGTTCACCTGTTGTTTCGGCAACTGCTTGTTTGTATTCGTCTGAACCAGCAGTCAAGCCTGCAAATCTTTCTTTAAGTTCTGCGGCATTAAGACCTAAGTTTGCTAGTTCTTTTGTATTCTCATCAAATGCCCCAGTACCAATAACGTTCATCACTTTGGCAGCCATGTCTCTGCCTAGTAAACCTGCAAATTGGTTACCTGCATCGACTCTTACTTGTATTTCTTCTTCTCTTGCTCTTATTTCTGCTTCTATCGATTTTCTTTTTTCAGCAGTAATGTTGCCGTCTAACTGTTGCTTAAGTCTTTCAATATCATTTTGATCACGTATATTACGAATCTTATTACGTAAGTCTGCTTGTACTGCGGCTTGTTCTTCTTTGAGTTGTCCGGCTTGAATACCTGTTAACTCTGATAATGTGTTTAATGTTTTTGCATACTGTAATGACTTAATACGAACATCTTGTTCAGTCATCTCTCTGGCTTGCATATTAATACCAGATGTTCTTTGCAATTCTATGTAATATGCTTGTTGTTCTTGGGCTTCTCTTAGAGTGTACCCATATCTACGCATTTCTCTTTCTTGGTCATCAGATAATCTGAAGACTTCCAGCATTTTTGCTGTACCCTCAGAAGTACCTGCACCAAACGATGCTAATGCTTGAGAACTTTGAGTAATAACTACGGCTAATTCTTGTAAGTCACCTGCACTTGCGCCTGCGGCTCTTGCTTGTTCTGCTAAACCTTGGGTAGTTGTATCAACAATAGCACCCATTCGGTTCATTTCTTTTGCAAACTGATTTTGTGCATCAGCCTGTTTCATTGTAACGACTGTAAACTCGGCTAATATGTTTACTGCGTTACCTAAAAACTTACCGAATCCACCTAATGCGTCACCAGTTTCTTTTGCTGAGTCTCCAAAGCCAGATACTGCTTTAGTATATTTGTCAAAACCGTCAACACCTGAAACTAATGCACCAGAAAAACTAACAACTGCACTAGTAGCAGTTCGCAATGCTCCTGACATTTTTTCAGCAGTTGTTTTTATTTGTTCGCCGGCTCTATCATCTGATTCTGTCTTCTTATTAGTAGAAGATGTTTGCTGTTTTGTGTTTTCTTCTGACTGTTTTGCGGCTTCCTGATTTGCCTGTGATGTTTGATTTAGGGTATTAGATAAATTTTGTAGTCCTGAATTTAATGCTCCCAAAGAGGCATTCATAGAATTTAAATTCTCATTAAATTCTCGCATTTCTTCAGGTGAAAAATCATCCATCTAATGTTGTCCTATTATTTTTAATTTAGCATGGTTTTGGGATACTAAATATAATCACACTAGTATTTAGTTTTTTAAAATACCGTATTTTATTATGGGGAACATATATGACAATTAATGAAAATAATCCGCTACGACAGTTTTTTCGTAGACCCGCTGTACATATCTCTTTACCGTCAGGTGGGGAAAGTTACGCACCTGAAGACATCGAATGGCCTGAGAACAAAGAATTACCTGTCTATCCTATGACAGCAATCGATGAAATAACGACAAAGACTCCAGATGCTTTGTTTAATGGTACAGCCATGGTAGAGATTATTAAAAGTTGTGTACCAGCAATTAAGAATCCTTGGGCATTATTAAGTACTGATTTAGATACAGTATTAATCTCTATCAAAGCCGCAGGTGGGCAAGAAACTATTGATGTTGAGTCTAAATGTGAGAAATGCGGTGAAGAAGGTACATATGGTATTAATCTACAAGTTCTACTAAGATCATTGGGGGCAGGAGATTATGAAACTCCTTTAAGAATGAATGAGTTAGAAATTTATTTTGCGCCCTTAAAGTACAAAGAAATGAATGAAGCAGGTCTAAAACAGTTTGAAATTCAAGCAAAATACAAAAACTTATCTGCTATTGAAGATCAACAAGAACGTACCTTAGTAAGTGCTGAAGCATTGAAAGATATTACAGTACTCACAATGGAAATCTTGTCTCAAACAATCGTAAAAATTGTTACTCCTGAAGGAGAAGTTACTGATACAGATCATATACATGACTTTCTAAAGAATGCTGACACGAAAACTTATGAAACTATAAGAGATCACAACACGCAACTTAGAGAGAAATCAACAATTAAGCCTCTAACTATTGTATGTACCGCAGGTTCAGATGATCCAGAAAAAGAAGAATGTGGACATGAGTACAAGCAACCATTCACATTGAACGCATCGGATTTTTTCGTCTAAGACTCCTTTCACTCGACCCTGAAGGGATAAGGGAGTTAATACAAAAATATGAAGAATACACTCAGGGCTTAAAGTCAAACGCCTTGACTTTGGCTTGGTACATGCGTGGTGGTGCCTCATATGAAGATGTCCTTAACATGTCCCTATCAGAACGTAAAGCCATAAACAAATTAATTGAGGAACACTTAGAAACTACTAAGAAAACTCAAATGCCATTCTTCTAAACACTAGAGCATTCTTAAGGGTCTTCAAAGAAGACCCAATTACTCATTCACTTCGTTCATTCGTAATTTCTTATTTAAAAGGATAAAGTAAAAGTTCTTAATGGTTATTGTTTAAAGTCTTATTACCGTTTTGAAGCCATGGTAGTGCTACTCAGCACTACCACGAAAAATTCAAGCCTCTTTACCGCCTGTCATCCATGTTGATTATCCCCAATCGATTACGTTACTATAATCAATTGCAACCGGTTGCTCTGTAATGTTTACTGGGCTGTAGTTGAGCCAATCATACTAATGAGCATGACCTCTCAGCAACGCATGTTTCATATCATCAAATCAAAGTAGATATGAACTCATTCAGGGTTTGCTACCATAACAATTGCCCTGTCGGTTTATTGTGTATAACACACTACTCCAAATCCGTCAGCAGGGTTACTGCATCCTCGAGGAGGGTCGAGTACAAATTACGACCATACTAAATTTTAAAAGTCTACTGTAGTTGTTGTTGTGTTTAGTTTTAGTTCTGACTTGGTGTCATCGGTGGGTTCTGAGTTGGTCTCTGTGTCGCCTGCGTATGCTTTGAATATATCTTTATTGAATTTAAAAAAGTGATCCCATCCAAATATTACCCAGTCACCATGATTGTCTGATGTGTAATATATGAATTGATCACTTACGAATGTGTATTTACTTGGTACACATACAAAACGTCCTTTACGATTAAACTTCATAAAGAGAACGTCAAAATCCCCTTCATCATGCACGTCCATTAATTGGTCGAGCCATTCTTCTAGTTGTCTGCATGAACCAGAAAGAAGTTGATGAAAAGGGAAATCTGCGTAGAACTTACATTCTACATTTAACTTGTGAAAACTTTCTCCGGGAACAATGTCGCCTTTGAAACTTCTGATTTGTCCTTCATGCAAAATCTCTGTACGATTTTGATTTTTGCCACCTACATAAGCACCAGAGCCAGGAGCACGTATGAAACTTTCTTCATAAGTCTCACTGAGAAATTTTGCAACTTCTCGTTCAAATCCTGATCCTTTGTTCTTAGATGGTGATGGCATTATATATAGTTATCTCCTTACCACTCGGTGGCATAATTTTTATCTACCCTATGATGGGCACATTTTGTTTGGCACTCGTAAGAGTCATGTATAAAGTCGGCTTCCCAGAATTTATCTTTTACAATTTTGGGTAACCTCAATTCATGTAGATTATATTTCTTGCCAATTTCATTCCATTTATTGTTGTGTCCATATCTTGTAGCAACCCAACAACAGGGGTAAAATTCGCCCCTAGCATTAATGTAACTACCTTTATTGCCGATATGACATAGAGGTCGTTCATTTCCTACTAACTTAGATTCATCATACAACTTAATGTTTGTCTTCATCCAAGGTTCTTTAATTGTTTTATCTGTAAACTTAAAGACTTCTCTTTCAAATCTATGACTAGATGATAACAGATCATCACGTGGTTGTAAAGCATCTTCTTTCCCATAAGAATCTTCGTATATCTTACCGAACTTAGTGCTACGTGTTAATTGAAATGCATCAAAACCTAAGTCTCTAGCATAATTCTGCATGTCGCCAATCTTATCTTCGTTAAACTTAAAGCCTATTGCGTCCCATACGGTATAACAATTAGACTTATCATTGATGATAGAGACGCCTGTAATGATACTAGACCAATTAGAATTGATTCGATAGAGATTATTACTCTCATGGTCCCAGCCGTCGATACTGAAGTGAATCTGATCTTGCTCATCAAGCATTTCTGCTAGTCTTGCCCACCAGTCTTCATTTTTATATGATCCGTTAGTGACGATAATGATTGCTATACTAGGCTTAATTGATTTGAAATACTGGATGACTTCTAAGAAGTCATGTGCATAGATAGGATCGCCATCGTCACCACAGAACGTTAGTTTCTCTACGTGTTCTAATATAAAGAACGCAGGGAAGTTTTGTTTAAAAAAATCTAGTTTGAGTTCAGTACTGACTAATGTATCAGGAACTTCTTGTCTAGGACATCGTGGGCACTTTAAAGTACACTTACTGCTTACTTCAATATGCCAGTGCCACAAGGCTAGACTCACAACTGCTCCAACTCCCTAGTCGAATTGTATGTAGTGAATCCGTTCTCTTTAATAACTTGTAACACACTAGCAACTCTGCCTGCTAATTCTTCTCTGTGTGACACTAACCAAACAGATTTGTTACGTCTACGTGTCATGTCTTTAAGAATAGCCATAGCATTCTCAACACCTATAGTGTCAAGTCCTGAGTCAATCAACTCGTCAATAAACAATGTATTGATTGGGAAGTACAAGTTCTCCCAAACATCTCTGAACGCAAATGATAATCCTAAGATTAATCTGTTACGTTCTCCTCTACTTAAATTGTCAAAGTCTAACTCTCTGCCCAATTCTGTAATTTCTACAGACAAATCATTTTGGAATACTACTTGATGAGGTAGACCCATCTTGTCTAAGTAGTTTGTTAAACGTGAATTTAAGTAAGATAAGTTTTGATCAATAATCTTTTTACGTACAAATGAATCTTTGCTTGTTAATAGGTCTAACAAGAACTTCTGATGATCTCCTATACGTGATAATTCGTTTACTTTATCAAAGTTTGCTTCTTGTAATGCACTAGACTCCATTTCAGATATTTGATCTGTGTATGGATTTTCTTCTTGCTCTTTGCGTTTAACTTGTGCTGACAAGTCTTTGATTTTATTCTTATGTTCGATAGCCTCTTCTTCAGAACTATAATAAGTCTCTGGTTTCTCTCCTATCTCAAACAATGAATGTTTCTCTTTTTCTAATTCTACATAAACTTCTGCTAGTTCTTCGGCATGTTTAGTAGCCTCTGATAAACTTTCTTCTTTGTCTCCCATGATTCTAATATGCGTATCATCGCATATATCTTGTCCACATGTGTGACATTTATTTTGTTTTAGTATATCTAATTCTTTTTCAAACTTGGTTATTGACTTAGTTTCTCTATCAATATCGTTTTGAGTTCTTAACATTAATTTGTCGATATCTGCATGATCCTTAACTAAAGCATTATAGACAGCAAGTTGTTTATGTCCAAGTAATTCGGCATCGATATCCACTTTTTCTAGTGTTTCAATCTTATCTTTTAACGTGCCAATATCTTCATTAGTCTTTGCTGTCCATAGTCTTTCTCTCTTTCTAAGACTATCTATTTGTTCTTCAATTCTTTTGTTTGCTTCTTCTATTGCTTGGACTTTAAATTCTTCTTGTTGAATTTCTTCTTTGTTATTTTTTATAATGATTTTAATCTTCTCTGCTTTTTCTGATAACAGAGTTATACCCAACAACTGTTCGATGATATCACGTTGTTGTCCCTGTGTCATGCTTAAGAATGGTTGACTGTATGTATTAAGTGCAACGATGTTTCTAAACATCACTGAAGACATGCCTACGATGTCTTCGATAACTTGTTGTGTCTCTTTATTTTCGCCCTGTGCTTCGTTGTCTTCTTCATCCACTCCGTTGATAAAGAACTTCATGCCATGAGGCTTACGTCCACGTTCAATACGATACTCAACGCCATTGGCTTCAAAGTCTAATGTCACCATCATGCCTTTGCCGTTAGTTCTATTGATTAAATTGTTTTGTTTGATATTGTTAAGTGGAACACCATACAATGCATAACTGATTGCTTGTATAATAGTAGTCTTACCAGTACCATTTCTAGCACCGTCTCCACCTAAATCTAAGTTATCACCTAAGATGAGGGTTAGTTCCTCATTTTGCAAGTCAATTGCTTGTGTAACTGATCCTACACTTAAAAAGTTTCTGAGAGTTACATGTTTTAAATTGATCATATAGACTGATAAATCTCCAGTAATACACCTTTGTCATAGAAATCAGATTCTATGTTTTTAATTTGTTCGATAATAATTGAATCCACACTTTCAAATGATATCTCACCAGGTGCTAAGTCTTGTGCATGTTCATCAGACTTAACAGGAATCAATGACATTTCTCTTAAATCATATTGTGGTATCAATTGTTCTCTTATAAAGTTCGATTCTTCATAAGATATATCGATGTCTAAATGTACTCTAACATGAGCATTCTTAATTAACAACCCTTCTGGGTTATCTAATACTTCACTTAGTTTGTATACTCTATATACAGGTTGATTTGGCCATGAATGAAACTCAGGTTCTTTATCCCATTCTAGTACCATCATGCCTCTAGCATCATCACCTGCATCTGCATAGTTGTGTGGGAAAGCATTACCCATATACCAAATATTTTTTCTTGCTTGACGTTTATGGAAATGCCCAGAAAATACTTTTTCAAAATGAGATAAATGGTCAGCATTAGTCTCACCGTGATCAGGCATTTCTATCATAGCATTCATATAAAAGTGCGGTAACTCTAAATGAGCAAACAAATACTTACCTTTCTTCTTTTTAAGAAGTTTATAGTCATCACCACACAACCATGGAGCAATCACACAGTTACCCTCTTCGATAAAGTGATCGACAATGACTACGTTTTTAAGATGTTTAGCCCACTCGACTGAATGAATGTCACGTTTGTCTCTATAATAGAGATCGTGGTTACCTGTTATGAAATAGACTTTCTCAAATGCATCATTTAGTTTTTCTAACGCATTAAGTCCAAACTGTAAGGTATGCATGTTAATACTTGCTCTGTGATGATTCCAATCACCTAAGAACAAACATGTTTCACAGCCTTCTTCTTTTGATTTCTCAATAAACCAATCCACAAAATCACTACAGTCTCGGTTATGTTGTATGCTATTGCTCTTTAAACCGAAGTGTATGTCTGTGAATACGGCTGCCTTTTTAAAAAGATTTGACATAATTAGTTTTCCCAGTATTCAATAACTAGTATACATGATAAAGGTAGGCAAAGCAAGACATTTGGATGCCTTGTTTGCCCGAAAATGTTACTCAGAATATGCTTCTGCTTTCTTTTCGTAACCTAAACCGTTGTAATCTTTCATCTGTCTAGTGAATGAAGGATTCAACCCATTCATTTCTAAAATATCGTCTCTGATATTTTGGTTACGTTTTTCAGAGTTAAGAACTCTACAGAAACTGTTTGTAATTGCCGCAGTGTAATATGCGAATGGATTTGCTGACTTGGCTTCATTAAATCTTAAGCCCACATAAGTCAATTGAAGAATAGCACTTTGTCTCATTTCGTCATTGTAAGTATAACCACGCCAATTAAACTTCATAGCATACTTTTCACATAACATAATGTACATACGTGCTAACTTGTCTGTAAGATTACCGTCAGTTGCAGTAAACTTACCAGTCTTAAGACCACCCTTCCAATGTGACTTGCCAACTAAATGGGTAGACATTGTTTCAGCATCTAATCTAAAATGCTGAAAAGGAGGGAAGTTAACTTTTACATGAACTAAGTCTTCAACTTCTTTCTTTGTTTTCTTGTCTTCTATATCTGCAAACAAATCTTGGTTTGCACTCAAATCATCTTCAAAGTCAATAATGTCTGCCGCTTTCTTTTTCTTAGCAACTTTTCTAGGTTGCTTTTGTGCAACAGGAATATGGTCCCAAGTCATAACTCTAAAGATTAATCCATCTGTTTCAATCGTTGCTGGATCAATTTTGTTCTTTCCAGTCAAGCCTTGCTCTGCTGATAAACGTGCGGCTTTGTTTTCTTTTGCTTGTTGAATCTGTTCTGGCTTAAGTGCCCATGTCAGACTCTTTTCAATGCCTGCTTGACCATCATTTGCAAGATCCAAATCTGTAATTAGATCATATTGATGGTAGTCTTTTTTAGTGTAGTAGCAATAAGATGTTTTGCTTTTGTGGATTTCTTTAAGAATGTCTTTGTTATTAAGATAATTTGTTGTTTTTCTCGGTGCTGGCATTAATATTCCTCTAGTTTGATTATTTCGACAAGTGTGGAGTCGATATATCTATTCTATAAGACTTGCTACTCAAATGCAAGTCGAACGGGTAAAATTTAGTGGTTTTTGTAATAGATAAATATATCATGTAAGACTACTATTTATACAAATAGGTAAGTCTTGGGAAATATTTGGAGAAAATGAAATGCCTGATCCAGTAGACTCGCAAACCGAATCAGCCGCAGATATTAGACTGTCCGATTGGAGAGTACGTCTGTCGTTAGCACCTACGGCTAATTACTTGTACAGAGCAGACTCACCTGGTATTATGGCTCCTCTAGCAAAAACAGATGGAGTTGTTTTTCCATATACTCCTACAATTAATACTTCTTATGTAGCAAACTATGATGGTGTATTGCCAACTCATACAAATTTTAGAATTCAGCAGTATATGAATAGTGCTGTAGAGCAAGTAACAATAACTGCGGACTTCACAGCACAAGATACATTTGAAGCAAATTACTTGTTAGCATCAATACATTTTTTTAAGTCAATGACTAAAATGTTTTATGGACAAGATGAAAACCCAACAAACGGAACTCCTCCCCCATTAGGCTTCTTTTATGGTCTGGGAGCATTCCAGTTAGATACACATCCTGTTGTTGTTACAAACTTTGCTTATAATCTACCTAACAACGTTGACTACATTAGAGCAACCAATACAGATGCAGATGATCCATCAACTTCTCAATTTAATTTGATAGGTGGACAATTAACACCGGGCGGCAATAGGCCACCAGCAACGTTCTCAGATACAGCAGATCAAGCAATTACATATGTCCCTACAAAAATTACAATAACACTTACATGCGTACCTGTTGTCAGTAGAAATACAATTAGTAATGACTTTAGTGTTAAAGAATATGCAACAGGAAAATTACTACGCGGATCACAAAATGATAAACCAGGAATTTGGTAATGGCTCAGAATAATATATATCCGCCAGCAAGTCCATATAACAGAACAAAAATTGTTGATGGCAAATATTTAGGTATACTAGATAATTTTCCAAAAATACCTAGATACAAATCAGATGCATCCTTTACTATTACTCCGCAGTATGAATTTAGACCTGATATGTTAGCACAACATTTATACAATGACTCACGTTTGTGGTGGGTATTTGCGGCACGTAACCCTAATCTATTAGGTCCTGATCCATATTTTAATTTTACTTCAGGAGCAGAAATATATGTTCCTACTATGGATACTCTTAAAAGAGTACTGAGCATTTAATGACTAGCCCAACAGATGCACCTGGCAGAAGACTAAAAAACCCGCTTGGAGCGTTATCCTCGTATACATATCAATTAAGTTTGTATATGATTACTCCAGATGCATATGATGCTTTTAATGCAACAGGCAGAAGATCAATTAATGCATTAGCAGAAGCATCAGGAGAAGAAAATACAGGTGGTGCTTATTTAATTGCACAATCAGGTGGAGTCAACAATGATGCATCTCAAAGGGCACCTGGTTTTGATTTAGATTATTATATAGATAATTTTAAACTAAAACAAGCAATCAATGGCGCAGCCACTCAATCATCTACTAACACTTATTCGGTCTCGTTTGATATCATAGAGCCTTATGGATTTTCTTTTAACACAAAATTAAAAAGAGCCAGTGATCAACTACAAGCATATTATAATGAAACAGGGTATTCAGGTAATGGCTCAGTTGAAAATCCAAGTAGGCAGTTTTTTATTATAGGTGTTAGATTTTTAGGCTATGATGACAGTGGTAATTTAATAACCGGTGACCAAGATTTTGAAGGCGACGTACTAGATCCAAATGCAAGTGGTAACTCTATTTTTCAAACATATTATGATATTAGTATTACGGGTATTAAATTTTCAATCGAAGGCGGTGCAACAAGATATGCACTATCAGGTGTAGCATTATCTCCTGGAAAAGCATTCGGTACAAAAAGAGGTAGAATAGATTCAACAAAAACAATCTCTGGGCAAACGTTTGATCAAGCCATGCAAGGAGATAATGGATTATTTACACAACTTAATAATATAGAGGCACAAAAAGTTCAACAAGAAGAAGCAAAATTTGCAAATGTATACAAAATAGAATACATAGGAGATGGTGTAGATGCTATTAAAGATGCTAGACTTATTTTGCCTACAGATACAGACAAAAGCAAATGGTGCGGCCCAGACGGCGGCCCTCTCAATACTCAGGAAGCAACTGATGCTGAAGCCGCGACAGCAGTACCAGACGATGCACATAGAAAAATAATATTTAATGCTGATACTACGTTTATAGAAATCTTTGATGAAGTTCTTAAAGGCAGTGGTTATATGTACGATGCGTTAAAAGCCATTTATAAAAGTCAGGTTACACCTGACTTAACAACAGGAGAACAACCACAAGAAGATCCAGGTAGTGATACAAAAGTTGCGTGGTATAAAGTAACACCGGTTATTCAAAAAGCCAAATGGGATAGTATTGTAGTTGATTGGGCATATCAAATTATTTTTAGAATAGAAAGATATGAAACACCTATTGTTACTACGAGTGTTACAAACCCGGCACAAGATTATTATGGTCCCCATAAAAGATATGAATATTGGTGGACTGGAGAAAACAGAGAGATTTTAGAATACTCACAGAAATTAGATAATTTATTTTATAATGAAGTATTGGGAAATGCAAATTTAAATAATGAAGACAACGATCAAAAAGGTAGAGGCTCTGGTGGAGCCGCACAAACTCCAGTTGCAACAAACAAAAATACGTCAATGCCCACACTCAATGCTGTAGGCGGAGGCAGATCATCACAGAATGAATATGTAACAAGTCTTTATTCTCCTGATTCTTATGCTACTGCAAAAATTAAAATATTAGGAGACCCTGATTTTCTAGTACAAGAACATCGGGGAGGAGTAGATAGTGTTTATCAAAGATTTTACGGAGACGATGGATTTAGAGTTACTGCAAACGGCGGTCAAGTCTTTATTGAAATTGATTTTAAAGAAGCAATCGATTACAATGGCGAAACAGGTGTAATGGATCTCAATGACTCTATTTTATTTTTCAGATATCCTGCAGAAATAGAAGAACAAATTAAAGGAGTAAGTTATAAAATCATAACTATAGATAGTACCTTCAGTGAAGGAAAATTTACACAAGAATTATCTTGTGCAATTAATACATTCGCAGATCCTGAACCTATAGAAACAACAGGAGATGAAGCAGGCGCACAAGATCAGGGAACTGAACAAGATGATGAAGGAACAGGTGATACATAATGGCTATTGACGTTTTTAAACCCAGAGGTAAATTAAAAAAGAGTCAACCCGGCGCGGGTGTAGCCTCTGTCATCGAAGTACCTATTATCTGTACAGTAATGAGTACAGTCGATCCTACTCACCAAGGTCGTATTGCAGTCTATCCGTCAGAGAATCTTAACAAAGATGCATACAATCGTAATAATTGGTTATGGGTTGGCAGACTTTCAACATTTGCTGGACAAACAGCACCGTTAGGCCCTGACGGCCCAGATGATCAAGGTGGCGGTCAGTACGGAGCATATACTTTAAACCCTAGTTCATATGGACAATGGAACGCACCCCCGGATAAAGAAACACAAGTTATTTGTATATTTGTTAATGGTGATCCTAATTATGGTTTTTATATAGGTTCAATTCCTAAACCAGAAACATTGTCAATGATACCTGCAATAGGTGCATCTGAAAATGTAACTCTTAATGGAGCAGAAGCGGCATCCTATGGCGGCGCCGCAAGATTACCAACTACTAACATTAATACAAATAACAAAGATATTGCTGATAGTGTTAATTATTTAAGAGATGCAAAACCAGTTCATAGTTATACTGCATCTATCATGCAACAACAAGGTGTTCTCAGAGACAAATATAGAGGTCCTATAGGCTCAAGTGCAACAAGAGAAGCATCTAGTAGAGTAGGCTGGGGTGTTAGTACTCCGGGACGTCCTGTTTATATGGGCGGCGCAACAGATGAAGACATTGCAGGTAAATTAGGAGAGGATGCTGAAAACTTTAGAGTAGTAACAAGACGAGGCGGCCACTCACTTGTTATGGATGATGGAGACATCATTGGTAGAGACCAGTTAATTAGATTACGTACAGCATTAGGACATCAGATAACGATGAGTGATGACGGACAAATGTTATCTATCCTACATGCAAATGGACAATCATATATTGAATTAGGTAAAGAAGGAACAGTAGATGTTTTTAGTACAAACTCTATTAACTTACGTACTCAAGGTGATCTTAATTTACATGCAGATGAAACAGTCAACATCAGTGGAAAAAACGTAAACATAAATTCATCAGAGGATACCTACTTAAATGCAGACAAACAATTTAAACAAAGGGTAGGAGAAGATTACAATCTTTTTGCATTGCAAAATTTAAAATTTAAAGCAGATGCGGCTGTTGCATTGGAAGCAGTCGGTCAAGTAGGAATAAAATCTGACTCTGAAATATACAATGAAGGCACAAAGATACATTTAAATGATGGTGCGGCTAGTTTGAGTCCTGACGTAGTTGAACCAATAGAAGTCATTATGCACCCAGATACTTTATTTGATGATAATAAAGGCTGGGCTGCCGCATTAGCAAAACTCCCAAGTATTACTTCACGTGCGCCTGCTCACATGCCTTGGATGAATGCAAACCAAGGTGCAGATGTACAAGTAGACCCCACGGCTGAAGGCTCACTGCCAGCAGAACCTACAGAAACAATAGCGGGTTTAAATTCAGACTTAGCAGGAGATTTAGGAGGAGCCGTTCAACTAGCAAATCCTTCAATAGCCGCATCAATTAATGAAGTAGGTGGCATCAGTGATGCACTAGATAAAAATGCTACTGCACAAATGCTAGGTAGCATAGCACAAGATACTGGTACTGATTTCGGTGTGGGTATCGGGGTATCAGGCAATGAAGTTCAAGCGGCTATTACTGATGTCGTTAACGATGTGACAGGAACTGCATCAACAGCAGTTGTAGGTGTGTTTGGTCAAACACCATCTCAGATGGCTCAAGGTGGTGTTCTTAAGCCCGGCGCAGACACTATGGTTAATACTTTAATTGGTCTTAATGCAGGAGGCATAGGTTCAAAGACTGAACAGGCTTTAGGTGTAGCAGAAAATAATGTAGGATGGATCAACCCGGATAAATTAGCCTCAGTAATGCCTGCTCAAGCCTTCTCTGGACAATCAGGTATTAATTCATTAGAGCAATTTACAGGTGCATCTGCCGCACAAGCAAAGTCAGGTGCACAAGTTTTACAAAAAGGACAAAAAGTATTGCAAAAGTTAGGTGTTGTATCTGGTAAAGAATCTCAAGGAGGAATCGGAGCACTTGTGCAAGGTACAATGACAACAAAAGCCGATAAAGGTGATCTTTTTGAAAATGCAAAAGATGTGTCATCAATTGTCAATAAGTATGCTGTCGAAGGTTCAGACATTAATCCTGTTGGAGGACAAACTTCAGTCTTGTCAAAAATGAAAAGCGGATCGGGTGCTATGTTAGCATCTGCTTTATCGGGTGCTACAGGTGGTATCGTATCAGCATTAGATACTCTCAATCAAAGTGGGCTTGACTTACCGGGTGTAGGTGCCGATCTAAATATAGGGGCATCGGCTTCATCATTTAAGTCTATTGTAAATTCTTTCCCTGTTTTACCTGCTGACGTACCAGTTGATTTAGCGGCTACTGCAGGAGCAGCCGCAGCCGCAGTAGCAGGAGCAAGTGCAGGAATGACTGGCTTAGATATTCCAAGCACATCATCTATTTCTACAGGCCTTGCAGATGCAGTCGGAGCAGGCGCAATTGATGCGTTCTCAGGCGCGGCAGTATCACAATCAGGTGCAGTAGCCGCACTAGTCTCCTCGGGTGACCCAACTGCTGTAGCGGCTATTAATGATGCAGTCAATGCTACGAATGCAATTGGAGTTAACCCTGAAACTTTAACACAGCAAGGAACACTGAGTGCCGCGGCAACACAAGTACAAGCAGGTCTACAATCAAAAATAGCAGGAACAGTAGCATCGGGTGTAAGTCAATTACCCGGTGGACAAAAACTAGCAGGATCAGTTGTAAACAATGCTGTCGGCGCAGTTAATCCAATAGCAGACGGTATAGATAATGTTACTGGTGCATTACAGACATTAGGTCAACAAGCATTTTCAGGTGTTGATGCAGGAAATCTAGCATATACAGGAGAGTCTGCTTTAGGGGAAATCAGTAAGAGTTTCAACTCTATGACAGATCAATTGATCGGTGCTACTTCTGGACCGTTATCTAATGCATTGAGTCCAGGAGCATCAGCCGCACTACAATCAGCATTATCATCATTAACAGCAGGTGGCGGCTCAACTATCAAACTACCTGTAGTAGCAGTTAATACATATGATCGATCTAAAATTACAAATTTAATAGACGGAGTGTTAGGAGATCCTATTGTACCTAGACCGAACTTATTAGGAGAAATACCTCAAGGTGCGATCACTGCGGCTACTGCTTTATTACAAGTTAAAAAAGAACTGTCAAATGATATACAAACATTAAGTGTGTTATCTAAAGGAATTGCTCAAAAGCAAAAGGCTCTGTTTGAAGCACAAACAAAATTCCCTGCAGGTTCACCCGAAATTGCGGCGGCTGAAGCGGCATATGAAGCGGCCGCATCATCACCTACATACACAAACTTAGTAAACAAAATTAAAGCCGCAGAAACATTGTTCGATAATATTACAGTAGAAGAAACAATACAACCAGAAACTAATCCGTTTAGTGATATTGAAAATACATTACAAAACTATGCTGATGCAGGACTTACTGGAGATTCATTTGCTGATCCTTTTGGTGCAAACGGAGACGGCACGTTGGCAGGCACACCGCCTTCATACGAATCTAACTTCAATTACTTTACGGATACCATCTCAGCCGGTTTCATTCCTGTAGATAAATCTCAATACACCGACACAACATATTCAAACATTTTAGCAACTATTGCAAAAACGTATGTGGGTACTGAATGGACAGCATATCTAACTGAACCTTACACAACTGACTATACACCCATTATAACTGGAACCGAATGGGTACCAGATAATACAGTTGAAAGTGTTGTTGGAGATGACCTTGGTGATGGTCCATTGACATCAGATAACACAGATGGCGCCGGAGGTGTAGGACAAGACGTTGCTATCGGCGGCACTATTAATATTAATGAGAACTTTATCTCATCAGGTGTTGTAGGCGGCGGTGTACTTAAGTGGGTGTTTGATGGTGATACTTGGAAGTTAAAATAACAGGATATAAATAGTATTATGGCAACTTACATAGGATTTTCAACAATTAATGCAGATAAACCTCGTACAGTTAATCCTGCACCTGCTATTGATGGAGAAGCCAACGGCATAACTAACCCCATCGTTTTTGGTAAAAAGTTTAAATTAACTGATGAACAACTTGTTATACAAGACTTGGTTAATGCACTTAACATTAGACGAGGTGAAAAAGTAGGTAAGCCTAATTATGGAACTACATTATGGGACTTTATCTTTGAGCCTAATACAAGTGACGTTCAAACTGCAATACAAAATGAAGTCAGACGAGTTGCTGGTTTAGACCCTCGCCTTACAATCAACACAATACAAGCATATCCTAGAGATAATGGCATTTTAATAGAAGTTCAATTGTCTATTACTCCATATAATAATGCAGGAGATCTAGCATTATTCTTTGATTCTCAAACAAATACTGCCACAATAGCATAAAAAAAGTCGGTTTTTCCATAAAGATAAATACTTGAAACAGGGAAAAACTATGGCTACAAGTTCAAGGCAATCAGGTCTCTTTGGAGTAAATGATTGGAAAGCAATCTACGAAACCTTTCGTGAGGCAGACTTCCGATCATACGATTATGAAACTCTAAGAAAAAGTTTTATCGATTATATTAGACTTTATTATCCTGAAACCTACAATGATTATATCGAAAGTTCAGAGTTTATTGCTCTACTTGATGTCATGGCTTTTATGGGTCAAGGTCTTGCCTTTAGAAATGATTTAAACACACGTGAAAATTTCATCGACACGGCCGAACGCAGAGACTCTGTAGTAAAATTAGCAGACTTAGTTGGATACACACCAAAAAGAAATTCATGTGCATCTGGTTTCTTAAAAGTTCAGTCTGTCAGAACAACTGAAAATATCACAGATGCAAATGGCGTAAACTTAAGTAACAATCCGATCAGTTGGAATGATCCATCTAACACTAATTGGTTAGATCAAATGAACACAATATTTAATGCGGCTATGGTAGACTCGCAAAAAATAGGACGTCCAGGTAATACTGCTGAAGTCTTAGGTGTTACAACAAGTGAATATGGAATAAGACTTCCAGAAGGAACGATGCCAATTGTTCCCTTTACGTCACAAGTAGATGGTCAAGGAATGAACTTTGAATTAGTCAGTGCAACAACACTAGATGAAGATTATGTTTATGAAATTCCACCAGCACCAACTAATCAAATCAACATGTTATATAGAAATGATAAATTAGGTTTTGGTAGTCCCAATACAGGATTTATGTTTTTCTTTAAACAAGGAACATTGACCCCATTCAATTTTAATTTTCAACAACAAATTTCAAACCAAACAATTAATATTGATGTTGTGGGTGTCAACGAAACTGATACATGGTTGTATCAAACAAACGCAGACAATACATTAGGGTCATGGAATCAAGTAGAAAATGTTTATGCCGATGCATACTTGCAAACAGAATCAAGTGATAAGAAAATCTTTTCTGTAAACTCACGTGTAAATGATCAAGTTACATATGTATTCGGTGACGGTGTGTTTTCAGAAATGCCCGTAGGTAACTTTAGAGCATATGTAAGATCAAGCAATGCATTAACATATACTATCGATCCTTCAGAAATGAACGGAGTAAGTGTTTCTATTAATTATATTGACAGAGTAGGTAGTACTCAAACTTTGACTATGAATTTTTCATTGCCGGTTGCAGTAACAAATGCTCAAGCAAGAGAACCAATAGCACAAAT